TGGTCTTCGTTGTAACTCGCCTGGACGATCTGCTTGTTGGTCCCAAAGAAGCTGTAGATACGGTCGACGACCGTATCCTGCTGCTTGGTGGTCGGAACGTATGGTTGCTGCTTGACCTCCTCGAGGTCGTACCTTTGGTAGTCGGAGGCGATAATGCCATCCTGGTTACTGGTTGAGAGATAGCGCTCGGAAAAACGCTTAACCTCAGCATCTCGGTCCTCTGGTTTCAGCTGCGCCTTGAACTTCATGATCCATCGGAGAACAGCTGACCGCTTGACCGCATGGACTACGCTCTGGTCGGACGTGCTGACGATGTCGAGTAGGGATGTCAAAATCTCAGCCTTCGGAGAGCCGAACACGTCATTGTCGCAGTAGTCGTCCCTCAAATGGATGACGTCCCAGTAATCGAGCGTGATCGTCCGGCCTGTCCGCAACAGGAACTTCATGGACAGCCGCCCGCCCTCGTCCCTAATAGCCTCCGCACTCACTGCCGGGATGGGATAGAGCTGCATCGGGTAGCCGTTCTCGTCTCTGTAGATCCGGGTTCGGCTCCTCGAGGAGCAGTTTCATGTACGGCTCGGGATTGATCCGAAGGCCCTCAGCTGTCTCCCGGACGTGCATCGCCATGAGTTTACCGATCGCCTTGACCTTCGGCCGGATCGCCGCCCGAACCACGTCGCTTTTGTACGCAGTCCCGTTCCAGGAGTGGAACCAATGACCGTCGTCTGTGATCAACCGTATGCGAGTCTCGGTATCGACGCCGGCCAGCCTTGCCAGAGCCTTCTGCCACCATCTCACTACATCACCACCACCCCTCAAACGGGTGCGCACAAGCAGAGCCCTCAAACCCCGAAGGGCGAGGGCTCTGGATCGCACCCTACTTCTGATAGACTGCAAAGTCGTCCTTGACCTTCAAGTATGCCACATATGCGGCTAGAAGACTGGCATAACCGTCTATCCTGGCCTTACTGGCTCGCCGGTCGGGCATCACATTGTTGTTCGCGTCAACCTTCGCTGCAACGTTGGTAACGCACCATCGCAACAGGCCGTTGTGCCGGCTGTAGACAAACACCCGATCTCGGAACAGCACCCTCGTCTGCTTCATCGGCTCGCTGAGAGTATAGGACCCCCAGGGGATCGAGAACGTGACCCCAATCCCTTCACGATCCTCTCGCATGAAGCCCTTCTCAGCCAGATTCTTCGACACCTCGTTGTAGTGCCATCTATCAGCCCCGATTTTCCAAAACGTAACCCCAAACTCCTCAGCCAACCAGGCATACCACTCGGCGATATCCTCAGTGGAAACCATGCTCCCTAGACTGATCTTTAGGAGCTCCTGGTGGATCGGGTCTGTGGCATTGGTCCGAGTGAAGGACTCATATGCCATCTGATCCTGTTTGCTGTTCTGCTCGATTCTCTGCTCGGCGATGAAATACCGTTGGAATATGTAGAACCGTCCGTTCTTCGGGATCAGGGCCGTTGCGCAAGTCAAGTCGGTCGTCTCCGAGGCGTCGATTCCACCTACTGCATAGGTGTTCATGATCATATCGACCAGCATGTCCGTCGCACACTGGTCGACCTCATGCAAGTTGAAGTAGACCACGCTGCTCGATGCTGCGCGGTTAAGATGTTTGGCCAGGAAGCTAGGCATCTGGGCCGGGTCGGCTAATGCTTTCTGATACTCACCCTCGAGGTACCTCATAGTCGGCCTGGCTTCCGGTAGTCCGGGATTCGCCTTGATCCAACAGGACCTGTCGGCGGGATCATCAGTTTTGTCGATCCGGAAGATCATCGGGAAGAGCCGCTCATCGGTCTGCCCTGTGAGCCTATCTTCACAGCGCTTTAGGATGCTATCGAAGATCGATTCTCGAACAAACCCAAACGTGCTGATGATGATGCCGAGTGGTTGCGTTCTAGCGCCAGTCGCCGAGGAGAACACGTCGTAGGTGTTGCGATCCCTCACAGCGTGACACTCGTCAATCACGAAACAGTGAGGGTTCAAACCGTCTTGGTTCTGACTGTTCTTCCCGGCCGGTTTCATGTAGCTATTGGTCGCCGGAAAGAGAATCATCTCTGTGTTGTCTCGATCTCGTCTGGTCCTCCAATATGTCCAAGGATTGTCAGGAGGCGTCATTACCTCACTTGAGCGAAGCAACGCCTTCGTATTGTCATAGACAATTGCCGCCTGGCTCTTTTGTGTGGCCAGACACCACACTTGTGCTGATGGCTCGCCGTCGGCCAGCAACATCCAAGCGGCCAGCGCGGATATGAATAAAGACTTACCCCATTTCCGCGCCACCAGGAGAACGAGTTCGATAAAATACCTAACTTCTAGGTCGAGCTCTTCGTCGTAGGTCTTCAGACCAAATACACAGGCGACGATGTATCGCTGTTCGATAGACAATTCCAGCGGCTCACCGGCCCAACGACCCGTCTGATGGCGGAACAACCGGGCGAATTCAATGAATGCCTCGACGTCAGTATCGTCATACCAGATGTCATCTCGGGCAAGCAGCCCCTCGATCATTACCTTGAGTTGCTTGATGTCCTCACAGAACCGCTTCGGCTCTTTCTCTACTAGCTCATGCCACTCCCGGATATAGCGCGGGAGCTCGATCGCCTTAGCTGTTTTCAGAGTCTTCTTATTGGTCCTCTCATTTGACACGTCGCATCCCGCCAGTAGACTGCCTGCGCCCCATGATCTGCAGGAACGGGTCCGGGGTCTCTGACTCCTTGGTCGACTGTTTGGGCGCCGAGCCCGCTGTCGCTGGTATGAGGTCATTCAGCTGCTTACACACCGCGTTGTAGGTCTTCAGGAGCTTGTCATATTGTTGAGCAGCAGCGCGAACCCTGAACCCCTGCGGGCCCGGCTCAGTTGTGCCATGGGTGTTGATGTCCGCCTCGAGGTCCTCGAGCTCGATCCGCAGGAACGCCGCCCTCTGCATGAGACCGTCCGCTGCCCTGTATCGGTTCTCCAGGACCAGCGGTTTCAAGTTCCGACGAAGTCTCCGCAACTCCGCCTTGATCCTGTCTTCTCGGGCCAGGTCCTTTGAAGTGGCCATATTTCTCACCAACTCTCCTCAATTTCTCTCGCCAAATCGTGGGAAGTCCGCGGGCGAAATGACACAAGTGAGGAACTCCCAAAGGATGCCAGGGGCCGATCATATGCGAAGCCCTCGTGTAAAAAGGAAACTGCCGCCTTCGGTCCATCTAAATACCAGCTAGGGTGTTTGATAGGGGGGGTGTTGAGCACGACCGCTCCGCACTTCGACTGCTTGTCAAGTGAAACAGCTTGACAACATTCACCCAACCGGCTCGACGAACGCAGCCAGCCCCGTGCATCGCCCATGCTTCTGGTTGTGGCAATCAGCGCACAAGAGCTCGAGGTTGTCTGGGTTATAGGCAATGTCCCAGTCCCGCCAATTCTCCTCGGTCAACTCGATGATGTGATGGACTTCCTTACCGGCCTCGATCCGTCCGTGCCTCAGACATTCCTCACACAGACCGTGGGCGCGGGCTATGACAGCCTGGCGGGCCGCTTCCCATTTAGGTGTCTTGTAGACCCAACGAAACCGGGCCATGAACATCAGCTCTTCTGAACCTCTCCTGATATTCCCGTACACCACAAAACAGCGCCGGATCCTTACCCAAGGGACCCGACGCTGTTCTTTCAGGTGTGGTGTGTGAGAGGAGAGTGACTCACCTCAGTTGAGATTGACCTTTAGGGATTGTACCGGTGCAATGGGACAATCCTCCACGATACTATTATACCATGGAAACTACCCTCAAAAGTCCCATGTTTGCGAGTCACTCACCCCTCGCAGATCGGACACACATCCTCCCACTCGCCATTCTTGTCCTTGCGACTCCGCCAGCCGTTGCGTTTGTCTTTCTTCCAATCGACAGCCTCTTTGAAGTCGCGAAACCTCGCATCGGCCGAGTCGCCGCACTCGTCGCAGGTGAGCACGTAACCCTTGCCTCCGTCTGGATCACGTTGGATCATAGCTTCACTCCCCTTCGTCTTCAGACGGATTTACGAGGTATTCGGCTTTACATCTAGGGCACCACACCACCCAGCGGACTTTACCGTCTCTCTTGGCCATCTTTTGCCTCGCTGGCCGCCCGCATCTTTTGCAATGTAACACCAGCTTCATGCCTGCCCCTCCTCTCATCTATTCGCCAACCGTCTCAACAGCCAATTCAGCCCCTTCATCAGCTGTAGGGGCACAAAGACCCACAGCTTGCTATACCAAGGCAGTCGGTGGTAAGGAGTGTTGACGGTTTGGACTAGATACTCGGTGAACCTAGACATGGCTCAGTCCCCTTCTCCCGCGTCTTCGCCTCCTCTATCGCTTTCTCCAGTGCCCGGATCAAGCTATCCTCGTTGGCCTCCTGGCCGGCAGCGATCACCCCATCGAACGGGGTAAACACCCCGGCTGTGAACCCGTTGTAGAGAACC